GGCCAGTGCGTCACACCCAGGTAGGCGAACGCTTTGCTGTCGGGGATCGCGGACCAACCGATGGTCTTCTGGTGGCGCGAGCAGTCAAAGCCGCGCAACAACTCCACGGTCAGCCTTCCAGCGGGGGGAACGGGACGCCATGCTCCGTAAGCAACTGTTGTGCGATTTTCAGCCGGTCGGTCAGCGCCTCGATACGTTGCGTCAGGCTTCGGATCTCCTGCTGTGCCGCACCCAGGCTCAACCCCATCTCGGCGATCCGATGCTCCGCCGCCTCGAGTTGCTTCTCTAACTTCGCCGCGAGCTTCTCCGCCGGCTCAATGATTGACAGCGCCGACGCGGTCAGCACCGCAGCGGCATCAGCCCTCGCCTTGTCCCCCTCGGCCGTCGTCTTTCCGCTCTCCGCTGTCAGCTTCTTCAACTGCGGGCGGATATAGAAGAGGGCCACTATCGACGCTACGAGACCGCTCGCCCCGGTCCCGATGGCGACCCACACGCCAGCGTTCACGCCGACCTCCCAGTTCCTCCACCGCGTGAACGCGCAGCGCCGCTACACGCACCTGCCGCAATTCGCGTCCGATCTGGACAACCCGCCACACGCAGCCAACCGTCAATCCGAGCAGCAGTGATATGACGAACAGTGCCGGCCAACCCGCTCGAGCAAACGCTAGGACCGCATAGCCGAACAGAAACCCGGCCAACAACACCAATCCGACGCGTTCCAGCAACGGACCAACCAGGCCGGGGAGGAACACCCCGACGATCGCGACTAACGCACCCGCTGCGAGCCCGCCGTAGAGCACCTGCCCCAACGGCTCCGGCAACGACCGGACGGTTCCGCTGGCACTGCGCTGATAGGTGAACAAGCCGCTGATCCCAGAGAATGCCAGGAACCCCAGGAAGCTCACCGCGAGCGGATGCCGGCCGGATTTTATCGTGATCATCGCAGCGTCTCCCTGACTGCTAGATCTGAGTGCAAACGTTTACGCCGGCATCACCAGCGTCAGGTGACGTATAGTCCTAGCGGTTCAACAACGAGCGGAACCCCGCAGTGCGCGAACACGTACGGGGTTCCTTGAGCGCAAACGGAGTGCGCCCCATGACAGATCTTATCGAGCCAAGACCCTACGTATCGCCGGAGCGAGCCGTGCTGAAGAAGATCGCCGACAGGTCGCGGTGGGTTGTCGGCCTGGTGATCGGCGGTTCATTGCTCGCCTCGGCGCTGATCGCAGTCGGGGCCACCACGTTCCTTGACCAGGCGGAAGAACGCCGCCGCGACGAGTGCATCCGTGCGCAGATACAGGTGCAGGCCGAGGCCGGCAGCACGTTGGGCACGACGGTGCTCAACCCGCAGAGCGACCTCAAGGCCAGGCAGGCCGCGTTTGTGGCGTGGGTGCAGGAGCAGGGTCGTACGGCCTACAGCATCAAGAGGTGCTGACCGGTCACACGCATCCCTGGACCGACAGTTCCTTCCAGGCGAACGTCCCGGTGCTGGCGCTCACCCGGAACATCTGCCGGACGTTATAGGTGGACCCTGCGGTCAACCCGGTCAAATGGTTGGTGGACGTCATGGCGATGGAGTTGGCGCCCATCACCAGGCAGTACTGGTCGGCCGCGGCGCGGAACACGGTGCCTGAGCCGATCGTGCCGCCCTCCCGCACCTCGTATCCGCAGAAGCCCGCCCCGCCGGTGTTGAACCCGTTGGCGGTGTTGTGGATCAGCACCGCACCGGAAGCCGGGGCGACGAACGTCCGCCCGCAGGTGGTGCCGCCGGTGAGGGTGGCGGTGAAGCTGGTGCTGGTTGTGGTGCCGCTCGCGTCCTGCCGGTCCGACACCGTGTTGGTGGCGGTCACCTTCTCGCCGGTGAATGACAAGGCTTCCCTCCCTTCAGCAGTACCGGACGGGTTGGTGCAGGTACACCTTTGTGCCGGCTGGGTGGGTCTTGGCCACGCCGTTGACCGCCCGAACCGAGATGGTCATGGCCTGACCCGGGCCGGTCCCGGTGACCCCGGACACGGTCACCAACTCGCCACCGATCAGCACGTTGAGCGGGTACTGCGCCGTGTCGGTGGTCCACCGCTCACCCGACACGATGGTGATGTTGCGGGCCCCGGTGACCCCCGAGTTGAGCTGCGCGTCGAGCGTGGTGACCGCAGAGTCGTAGCGGGACACACCGTCGCCGTACACACCAGCCCTATACGGGTCGTAGGGGGCGGTGTTGAAGGTGATCGAGTGCGCCTTGCTGCTGCTGAAGGTCTCCCTGCCGCCCCGAACCACCTGATCCAGGTCGCGGTAGACGTCGGCGGCGGTCATCCCTTGCACGAGCAAGCGGTCCCCGGGGTGCAAGGCGAGTAGTGCGCGGGCCACGGTGAGACCGGCCGAGTCGGTGAGTCTGGGTGCCCGCAGGTTCACCGTGACCTGGGGAAACCGCACCTCAGGCACAGTTCCTAGCGCTCGTACCCACGATCCGAGGTCGCCGAGCTGCGCGTCGCCCTGCAGGTTGGCCTTGGCCTCGGCCGGGGACTTCCCGACCGCGTTGGAGTCCGGGTCGGTGCCGGGGTCGTTGGTGTTCATCGGGCCGGTGGTCTGCTCGACGATCAGCGTTCCGCCGTCGATCCGCTCGGCCTTCACGAAGTTCGCGGTGTGCCGGTCATCCGCGGCCGGCGCCATCACCGGCGCGACCTGCCGGCCGGAGTAGGACAGCGTCGCCTGCGCCGGTCGGGCGCACATGGAACGCCGGTAGCGGAAGGCCACGCCCGGGGTGTAGCGGGGGCCGTAGAGGATCGCCTGGTCGGCGTCGGCGCACTCCTGCAACTGGTCGAGCAGCGGGATCGGGCGCTGCGGGCCCATGGCCCTGGTGTCGTCGGTGTCGCCCCAGTAGTCGAACGGCACCCCATCCTCGGCGCAGAGCCGGAACGCGCGGGCGAACGCGGACTCGCCGGGCCACCCCTTGAGCACGTTGGACGCTCTCGCGCCGTTGCTGATCGAGGTGCCGGCGATGATCGTGTCGAACCGCTGCGGGGTGACGAACGCGTTGGAAAACCCTCCGTCGCCCCCGTTCTCGCCGGTGAGCGTGGTGCCTACGGACATAGTCACCTGGCTCAGCGCGGAGAACCCCCCGGTACTCCAGTTACCGACGCCGAGCGTCTGCCCGTCCTCGTTGATGTGGAAGCCGAGGTTTGTGCCCCCGTTGAAGAACGTCGTCAGCCCGATGGTGAACCAGTTGCCGGCCAGTTCGTCGGGAGTGAGCTGGCCGGTGGCCAGGGTGACCGGACCCCCGGGGTTGCCCTGGAGTTCGTATCCCCCGTCGGCGAAGATCCGAATCAGCATGTGCGGTGCACCGCCGGGCGGATTAGTCAGGGTGAAGAACTGGATCGTGCTGGTCACGTCCATCGGTCTCCTGACCGCGACCATGAACGACCACCCGAACGAGAGCGACGCCGGGTTCACCGGCAAGATCAGCTTGCCGGCGTAGCTGAGCGCCGCGAATCCCCGCACGCTCGTCAGGACTTTGTCGGTGTTGCCCCAGGTGAGTTTGCCCTTGTCCGGGGTGCCCGACAGCTTCTCGAACCTGGCAGGAGCCCCGCCCGCAACGGCGCTGGCGGGAACAGTGTTGAGGCCCTGCGCCGGCTCGTTCGGCAACTCGTCGAGGGGCCAGTGGTCGGTCACCGTGAACTCGCTGTTGTGGCCCTCGGCGAGGTACCGGCGGGGCGCGGTCGACAGCGAGGGTCGTTGGGAACGGCCGAGACGCTGGGTGATGTCGGCCAGTTTGAACGCGGCGGTCTTGATCCGGTGCGACTCATCCCATCGGGGCTGCAGCTTGACCAGCTCACCCGTGTGCCGCATCAACCGGGCGTCCCAGTCGTCGTACTCGAAGGTGACCGGAACGTTCGTGTTGCCGGAAGCGACTCCCGACCGGATCCCCACGAACCCGAACGCGTCGGCCAGTCTTGTGTCCTGCGCGGAGACGTGCCACTCGAGCGGCTCGAACTCGTCGGGGTCGGCCGCAGTGCCTTTCTTGTAGACCTTCCCCCGCAGCATGTGTCCTTCGACTTGGAACTTGGCGCGCAGGTTCTTCGCGCTGACCGCGTCGATCAGGCCGGGCACCGTGACCACAGAGGACAGGGTGCCCAACGAGCTGTGCATGATCTTGATGGTCAGCACCTCGGCGGAGCTGATCGCGATCCGCAGCAGGTAGTGCTCCCCGGCGAACGTGCCGGACGGCTGGTATCGCAACATCAGGTTCAGGGGCTCCAGGTCGCCGCCGGTCACGTTGTTGACGTTGACCGTGCACGACGCCGCCACCTGGCAGTCGATGTAGCCGTCATCGAGGTAACACAGGCCGAACTGGTTGGCCCCCGAGATGGTTACAGTCCCGACACCCGACCCGACCGCGTACGAGCCGAACTGTGCGGTGTTCCAGCCGTCGCCGGTCTCACTGGTCCCCCAGCTCGTGCCCGCCCCGATCGTCCGGTTGCCGAACCCATCCCGGCTGACCCGCATCCCCAACCGCGTGGGCACATTTCGGCCCTGCAGGTGCTCCCAATAGGGCGACACCGGATTACCCGGGGTCCAGGGGCCCCCGGTGTTGTTCAGCACGCCCTCGGCGGTGCAGGGCGGCACCTTGCCCAACTGTTCGGAATTCGCGCCCCACTCGATCGTCACCGGCTCTACCTGACGCAAGCTGGTGTTGTCGGCCAGGTCGGTGATGTTGACCCAACGGCTCAGGAACGCCTCCAGCACCAGGTCTCTGGGGAAGGACAGGCTCATCGGAACCTCGCCTCGAGTTGGCCGTCCGCGATCAGCGCGTTGAGGAGTTCCGCAAGGGCGCCGCTGCCGCCGGTTGGCACCAGCTCAACCCTGCCGCCAGCACCGCCATACGGAGTGCCACCGGGAGCGGTGTAGTTGTCAGAAGTGCCAGCAAACCGGTCTGCCATGCCCGAGTACGTGGGTTCAACTGTCGGCGGCTTGTAGTCCGTTTCCCAATCGGCCGGCAGGACCCTCTCACCCGCCTCGAGGATCCACATACTTTCCGAACCGGGCGCACCGGGCACGGTGCCACCAGTGTGTAGTTTCCCAATCTTGTTGATGTAGGGGATGTTCTCGAACGGGTTCACACGGTTGATATTCAGAATTGCGTCGTTGGCTCTGTCGATGAACCAGTTGATGATTTCGATCGCCACGTTCAGCGCGCCCTTGAAGACGTCCCCAATGACACGCCCGAGCTGCCCGAGACCTTCGCCGATGTTTCGCGGCAGGTCCTTGAAGAATTGGATGATGCCACCGATGACCCTGCCGATCGTCTCCGCGGCCGAGACGATCGGGTCAACGATCGCGTTCTTTACTCCTTCCCACGCGCCCACGGCGAGGTCGCGGATGAAGTTCCACGCGGCGGTGAACGCTCCGATGATCTCATCCCAATAGTTGACCACCAGTGCGATGATCACGCCCAGCGGTCCGAGGATGATGGAGATCAGGAGTTCCCAGTTGTTCTTGACAAACCCGACGATCCAGTCAATGGCGGCCTTGACTGCCCCGACGATTTCGTCCCAGAACGTGATGATCAGCGCGACCAGCGCGACCGTAGCCGCGATGATCAACACCCAAGGGTTGACCGCAGCGACGAGCGCCAGCGCTTTCATCGCGAGCGTCACGAACTGCAGCGCTTTCGCCACACCATAGAGAGCGAGCGCCAGGGGCCCTAGCCACGTGATGTTGTCCGACAGGAACCCCGCTACAGCGACGAGGATCGGCCCCCACGCCTCAAACGCCTTGACCAACACCCCAGAGACGATCTTGGCCAATTCCGCGAACCCCGGCGCCAGCGCAACGATCACCGGGCCGAGCTCCTCCAACGCGGCGAGCAACACATCCGTGACCGCGCTGGAAATGGCCCGCAATGCCGACCCCAGTGCGTTGAGGATCTCCTGCCCTTGCGCGGATTGCAGGAACGCCGCGACCGCACCGGTGACGCGGACCATCGTGTCCAAGAAACCGGCGCCGCCGGCGTTGAGCCCGGAGAACACCGCCGAGAAGATCTTCCCGATGTTGGAGAACAAGTCACCCAACTTGGCGAGCGTGTCCAGTCCTTCTTGGATCCAGTCCCGGAGTTCCCCAGTTTCCCGCGCATTCTTCACAAACGCAGCCGCACTATCGGCTGCTTTACCGAAGCCGCCTGTCAACCCCGGCAGCATTTCGATACCTACCGCCGAAACATCCAGCAGGATCGACACCAAAGGACGTAAAGTCGCGGAAAGATCGCCAACAACATCGCGGGTACCACCGAAGATCGACGACACTGTGTTGACCTGCTCGCCCTGAGCCACGAAATCCGCCACCGAGCGGGCCCCCGAGTTGAACTCGCCCGCGACCCCGGTCATCCCCGACTTCAACACGGGAATGTAGGTGCCGCCGAGCAACTTCACGTCATCTGCGACACCGGCGAACAGGGCGTCCTGAACCGACTTCCGCATGTCGGTCCACGCATCACCCAAACCGAGGATCGCCCGGACGGTGTCCTTGGCGTTGTCGGAGAGCTTGTCGAACGCCTCAGTCGTGCCGGCGAGAGCAGCACCGGCTTTGTCCGCGCTGCGGGCGGCGTCCTCCATCGCCCGCGCAACGTCCCTCTGCGCGTCCCGCACATTCTCCGCAGCGTCAGCAACACCCTCCTGGGCGTCCCGCAAACCACGGGCGGCATCAGCGACCTGCTCCTGCGCGGCAACAACTTCGTCGCTGCCCTCAACGCCGGCCTTGTTCGCCTGCTCCGACTCCCGACGCAAATCGGCATACCGATCGCGGGTCTCCTCCAGTGCCTGTTGCGCCTGTCGGATCCCCAGCGACGCCTCACGCAGGTCCAGGCCGGATGCGCCGTCCTGGACGGCCTCCGCTAGGCGCTCCTGAGCCCGCTGGACCCCCAGCACAGCCGATTCCTCATCCAAGGCCGCACCTGACAGCGAGCGCTGCAGATCCTCCAGTTGCTCCGCGGCGCGCTCTCGCGACCGGGTCAGCTGATCTTGTGCTTGCTTGGAGTTCAGCTGCGCCCTCGTGAGGGCTTCTTCAGCGTCCCGCGTGGACCGATGCGCCCGCGCGAGTGACGCCTGCGCATCCTCGATCCGACGGGCCGCCTGCACTGAGGCGTCTGCCGCGCCACCCGCAGCCTTCTGAATCTTCGACGTGTCCGCCAGGGCCTTGAAGCCCTCCGCGAACCCTTGCGTTCCAACTGCGAGAGTCGCGAACCCGGCAGCGGCAGCGGCAGCGGCAGCGGGGATTAGCCCCAGAACACCCGCCAGTGACCCCACCGTTGACGTCAGCCCGTTCAAGGCCGCCGCCGCAGTCGGAATGTTCGACAGGCTGTTAGCGGTCCTCAGGAACGAACTGGCCGCTCGATCACCGAAACTGCTCAGTTCCTTACTGGTGCGGCTCAGGTCGCGGGAAAGCCGGTCGAACTCTTTGCTCGCGTGGTTACGGGCGAAAATGTCAAAGCTGAGGGAGGTCACGAAACCCCCTCACCGACGCCTTCGCCCGGCCGACCGACGCTGCTGTTCGTTGCGTTCCTTCAAAACGTCGAAGTAGGTGTAGAGGATGTCCTCGTCGAGGTTCAGGACATCGTCGAAGGACTGCCTAATCTCCAAACTCAACTGGACGAGGGTTCGGGTCCAGGAGTCCTCCGGGTAGGGTCCGGCTCCTCCATCTCATCTGGCGCGATCGCGTCGATGTCCTCAACCGCATCCAGGAACGGATCAAACTCCATGCCCTCCATGCCAGCGCAATGAAGCCCAGCCCACGCCAAATAGTAGGCGTACTCCGCACCAGGGTCCTTCGCGAACGCCGACATGGTCACCTTGAAATGGCGCTCGAACATCACCTGAGACTTGGGACCACACCGGACCTCAACAGTCCTGTCGTCCTTGTACTTCACCTTGAACTTCGGTGCGGCCACAGCTTTCTCCCTGCGTATCTTCCCGTCAAAGAACAATGGCGCCGCGATCAGCAGCGCCAACATCCCCGCTATCAATAAAAGATCGGCGAGCAGGTGCACGATCCAGAAAAACGACGCCGCCACGCGACTAGCCCCGCTCGATCTTCTTCGCTATTCCGTCCATCGCCTCGCGAAGTTCACGCCGCACAGCAGGCGCACCCGCACTCAGCGGCTCCGACCAGAACCCGGGGTTCACCGCCTGGTCATGCCACGGCAAATGGCCCCACGTCAGGTGACGGACACGACCACGGTTGATAGACCCGATGTCGTAGCCCGACGTGCCGACGATGCGCACCCCGGCGTTCTTGCCGGTCATGCGCCGCTTCGTGACGATCTTGCTTTTCTCCACCCGCCTGTTCAGGCCGCCGGCTCGCGGAAGCCGGTTCCTCGCCGACTTCCGTACGGCTAGCTTCAGAGGCTTGGTGCTGCGGTTGATCGCCCGGTACAGCTCCGAACGAAGGCTCTTGTCGCCGTGCTCCTTGAGACGCCGGGCCAGTTGTGTGAGTTGCCGCTGACCACGAACGGAGACGCGGATCAACTAGCCGACCTTCGCGATCGTTGTCGACGCTGCCCACGAAGCCGACACCTCCACGGCGCCGTTCACCTCAGCGTTGACACTGAAATCCGGGAGGATGGTGCCGAAGAAGTACTGTGTGGTGAGCGCCGTGTTGGGGTACAGGTAGAACTTGCGCGGCAAACCGTCCACCGCCGCCGTGTAGGTCTGGTTCGTGGCGTCGTCGTAGAAGCCAGAGAACTCACCAGAAGCATCCGGGAGACCAGACACATACACCTTGTTGTTGTCACCCATCGCGGTGACTTCGATCTTTTCCGTTTCGAACTGTATCGACCACGACGCGAAGAAATTCAACGGTTCCGCAGATGCGGTGTCGCTCGCGATACCCAGGTAGATCCTGCCCTTGCGACCGGAAATGCGACTCATGCTAGATCTCCTTGTTGTCGAGCAGGGCGAGGAGTTCTCGTGCTCGGTGGGTGAAGGTTCGCTCTGCCACGGCTTCGCGGGCTTGCAGCGCCAACGCTCGGCGCTTGTCCGGTTGTCCTAGCCAGTACCGGAGCTTCTCCGACGCGTCATCGGGGCCGGTGAAGGTGGGGAGCATCGGGAGGAGTTCGTCACCCTCGCGCCGGGGGTCGCGGAGGAAGAACGTCCCGCAGGCGGCCATTTCTACCTCGCGGGGTCCCATCGACCAACCGACCGCGAGCTCCGCCGCTTCTGCTTCCCTGCGGTACAGGTTCAGCCCCACCTGGGCTGACCGGTACACCTCAACCGTTTGATCGTTGTCCAGGCACTCATCGGGTTCGTGCGCCACGAACTTCCGCAGCGGAGAGTCTTCGGTGAGCTGCCGCCAATTCCCTGCAAGCAGGACGTCCAGGCCGTCGAGCCGCATCGCTTCAAAGAAGGCCACCCGAGATGCGTAACCGGTGCCCACGAACGCCAAATCCGCGACCAACTTCGGGTCCGCCGGTCCCGGTTTGTGCAGCGACGGTCGGTAGCTGTGCGGCACATACACGGTGGGTGCGACCGCTTGGAACGCCTCCATGTTCGTGGGGTCATTCAGGACGTTCAGGTCGGCCCGCGACGCGATCCCCAACTGCCGGCCATCCTCATACGGCGACTCGGTGTGCAGCAGCACAACGCGGGTCCCGTAGGAGCGGGCCAAGTCAAACAACTCGGGAGGGTAGAAGAAAGCGCTCACGGCGATAAGCACATGCGGCCTGAGCTTGTACAGGGTCGCATAGAGACCGTTGACGGCGAGTTCTTTGGCCTTCTCAGGCGAGAGTGCCTTGCGTATCTCCCCGTTCGCCAGTTCCAGCTTCGCGCAGTCGTAAAGCGTCAGCCGAGCCGAAAGGTCGAAGGTGGCGACCTGCTGCCCCAGGTCCCGCAGCGCCTCAACCCAACCAACGAAGACGTCGTGCACGGAGAAGTTCAATTAGGGCCTGGATGCGCGACCAGGAACCTCATTAGGCATCACCTCCTAGTTGGAGGCGATGCCTTTCTGCCTCCGATACATGGCCCGGTAGTGGGACCTGGTCAATGACCAGACCCAGCGCTGACAATTCAGCACCGCTCACGGTGAGACGCCCGCCGGACCTGGGTGGGCTACCAGGATTCTCAACTGAGCCCGCGCACGCTGACTTCGACCGTGAACTGAGCCGAGTAGTACGGCGTCTCACCCACAGTGGTTTTGCCGATGTCCTTCACTCCGGTGACCACGGCGTACATCGCGGTGTCGCCTAGGTCGGGGTCGGCTTCGATGGCCTGCTTCACTGATGTGACACCGGAACCGTCGATGTAGGCGTACAGCTTGTCCTGGCCTGCGCGGTCGGAAGCCACCGACGTCAGCAGGTAGACGATGAAGGTCAGGTCGTCGGATCCGCGGGACATGGTTGAGTCGAACGTGACCTCATCCAAGGTGACGATCGCCGCCGGTACGACAATGGTTTCGGGAATGCGCGGGTAGGTGCGGAGACCGTCGATGGTCTTCAGTCGAACCTCGAGCTGCTCCATGATCTCGCCGATGGCGGCCACGTCAGTCCTCGCTCACGATGCGACGCCACCATCCAGCGGGGTACATCGACACCGGGAACATCGCCTCAACCTCGGTGTCGCGTTCCCAGTCCGGGGAGTCCACGAGAAGGTCTTCGATCGCGTCCAAAGGGGACCCGCGGTAGGGCTGGTCGGTCATCCACCGCACGATCCCGTCCTCGACGACCAGGTAGCACCCGGGAGTGACAAGAGGTCCGTAGGCGGCGATCTCGGCGGCCACATGCCCTGCTGAATGGTCGGAGTCGAGGACCACCATCGTTCTGCGGCCAGCAACGTGCGAGGTCACCGTTTGCACGGTGGCCGGGTCAGCCGAGTCACCGACAACAAATGCCACGCCCTCAGCGGCGAATTCAGAGGTAAAGATGTCCACAGTGATCACGTCGGGGCCGAGTGACCGGAACCAGCGTGCCGATCCGCCGCGGTACGTTCCGCATTCAACGATGACGTCCGGCCGGGTGGATTCGATGACCGTCCGGTAGCGGTCCAGGTCCTCATGGACCTTGGTCGCGCCTTCGGCGTTCTGCCGGCCAGTCGCTTCCAGGCTGGCTTGCACATCGAACGATGCGGTCACCATCAGCGCACCGCCGGGGACACTGTCTCGCCGGCATCCAGCAGCCAGGTCCGCTCTTGGCCGGGGACACCGGGAACAATGCCGCCCGTATGGAAACGACGTGCGTGAGCGGTTGCGCGGACGTCAGTGCCACTCTGGTCCACACGCACACTGATCAAGCCGCACTGGTTCAGCGCGATGGCGAGGTCGCCCGGATGAACGTTCGCGTACCACTCGCCCGGGTACAAGGTGGGGCCACCGTCCACTGCGGAATGCACCGCCCGGCCGGGGCCCGCCATCGTGGTGATGAACAAGCCGCCAGGGGCGAGAAGCTCGCGCGCCGTCGTGCAGATCTGCGGCCACACAGCGGTGTGCTCAAACACCTCGGTACACACCACCACATCGAAGACCTGGTCTGTTCGCCACGTCGCGGCGTCGGCAACCACATCCACATCAGCGCCAGGCTGAATGTCCACCACCGTATAAGTGGTGGCATTCGGGAAAAGGCCCCGAGGAGAGCCGTTGATGTTTCGGCCGCCGACATCCAAAACAGACACCGGGTCGGCGGTGGCGTGCTCGGCCACCCATTGGTACGCCGCGGCGTGCATCAGCCACCCACCTTCACACTGTTGCGCCGGTAGTTGCCGACGAGCATCGCCACATGGGGGTTCTCCCGGGCTCGGATCCGACCGAACTCGCCGAACCCACCCACGCCGAACCGGGTGTCTTTCAAGCCGTAGAGATCCTGCGCAAGAATCAGGGTCGCCTCGATGACCTTGTTGGGGACTTCAGCCCACCCCCACCGTGCGGTGACCTGAACCGACGCGCGGCGGTGGCGGGGGAACGGGACCGCGCCGAACACCAACCGCACTTTCCAGAACGGCCAACCCTCGCGGCCATTCACGATCCCGTCCAGCGGTTCCAACTCGAAGTCGGTGGACGGGATCGTGGTTTCGAAAACCCCGTCGTAGTCCTGGTCGATCTTCACCACAAGGTCGGTGATCGTGTGGAAGTCGTGGGTGATCGTCAACGTTGAATGGGTTGGCCGGTACTTTCGGGCTGTCGCGGTAGTGGTGTTCTGAAAGTCCCGCCCGCAGTAATCCAGAATCCCGTCTGACGCCGACGCGACGGCCCCGGCCAGCAGCCCGTCATCGATCTCATCCTCGAGCGCCAGCCGCTCCTTGAGATCCCCCGTGCTGATGTACGGGTCGCCGAGTGACATCGGTCAGATCTCGACGTAGGTGATGTGGCCGAGTGTGTCCACACCGGCTCCGTTGCTGATCTCCAGCGCCACACCTGACGCTGTCTCAAACGCCGGCGCCTGCAACCCGCCCGCATAGGAGATGTTGCCGTTCGCGGCCATCGGGAACGACGCGAACACCGCGGGCGAGCCGGCCGAGTCCTGCAAGGTGATCGTTCCCGCCGCCGTCGTGGCGAGCTGATAGCCCAGCACCCGCAACGCTTTGCCGGACACGGCGGCGATCACTGTGTTGTCGCCGTCCGCGGTGGCGTTGACGCGCGCGTACTTGACGTCGCCGGGGAAGACAGGCATCAGTCGTCGCTTCCAGCGTTGGCGATCTCCTGCTGGAGTCGCTCTGCGCCCCATCGGTTGTCCACCTGGACACCCAGTTCGGCGGCCTGTGCGCGGAGCTCGGCGACCGTGGCCGGGGCCTTGTCGCCGGGCTTCGCCAACTGCTTGTTCGGTGGCGCCGAGCGTGCCTTGGTGTCCGCGACGACCTCCGGGGCTGGCTCCGGGGCAGCGGGTGGGTCGGTCTTGGCCGCGCCGAGGCGCACCGCATCAGCTCTCGGCACCTCAGTACCCGGCGACGCCCACAACCACCGGCACGCCGGGTCGTTCTCCTCAACCACCCGGCTGCCGTCCTCGGTGAGATACCAGTGGCGGTCCACGGTCACCATGTCCCGCTCGCCGCCACCATCGGTGAGGTTGACTTCCAGTGCCACTGTTCAGTCCTCCCGGCCAATCCCGCTCAACGCCAAGGCGGCACGGGCGTTCACGAGCGCCACCGCCGCATCAAGCAGGACGTACCTGCCGTTCGTGTCCACAACCACCAGTGGATCGGGGTAGCCCGTCTCGGACAGTTGCCAACGCGCCTTGTCGTAGGCGAGCTGAAGCACCTCGACCGCTGCCCGCAGGTCCTCAACGTTGCTGGCCATCAGGCCAATTCCACGTACCACACGACGACTTTGAACACACCAGCCGTGAGCGCCGCCGTGCCAACGGTCGCGACGATGCTCCGCGCCGCAGTGGTCTTGACAGGCGCGGTGGTGGCGGTGAAGTCAGCCCGCTTCGCCCCCGTCGTCGACCACGGGGCACCCGAAATCGCGTCAGCCGCGTTGATGTCCGCCGCGCCCTCCACCTTGATCGCGACCGTCGCGGTCGCGCCGGTCAGCACTGTGTCGACGTGGATCAGGGCGTCGGTGACGATCGCGCCGGACGGGATCGTGTCTCCGCGCAGCGTGATGTCCCCGACCGCGCCGCCCTCGACCGCGAAGTCGTACAGTCCGACCGCGGGTTTCGGCTGGCCGAGCGCCGCACCAGCGCCAACCTTCCGTGTCCCTGGGGTGATGCTCATGCGAGTACTCCTCAGTCAGGAAGGACGACGTAGAACAGGACCACGTCGAAGGCGCCGGCGGTCAGGTCAGCGGTCGCCACCGTCGCCTGAATCTTGCGGGCCGCCGTGGTCTTCACGACAGTTGCACCGGTCGCGACCGGGATGATGGTCTTGCGGCCGGTGGTGGACCACGGGGCACCCGAAATCGCCGCCGCAGCAACGATGTCGCCCGCACCCTCCACCTTCACCGCGACCGTTGCGGACGTGCCGGTGACCACGGTGTCCACCTCGACGAACCCGTGCGTGATGTAGGCACCGGACGGGATCTGCGCAGTAGAGGTGAGGTCGATGTCGCCCTGCGCACCACCGGCGACCGCGAAGTCGTAGCGGCCACGGGCGACCTTCACGGGACCCTCAGGGTATCCGCCTGTGTAAGCCATCGATCATGCTCCTTTAGGAATGGCAGAAGGGACACCAGGCATCTGGTGTCCCTTCTGTGTCGATCTTCTGGATCAGTGCGGCTGCCGGAGATACGCGACCGCCGCGAGGAGCCGCTCAGGACTTTCCTTAGCCAGCCCGATCAACGTGTTGCAGTTGCTGCACAACAAGCCCCGGATGCACTCCCCACACGACCCGGAACCCGGACAGCAAGTGTGGTCGTGATCCACCTGGAACCGCTTCCCAGGACCATTCGGCGTGGTGGTGCCGCAGATCGCACAGCCACCACCCTGTTGCGCGAGCAGTTCCTGATAGGCGTCAAGAGATAAGCCGTATCTCGCCCGTAGGTCGTCGGTCCAGCGCCGTTCTTTCTGCTCCGGCGTCCGCCCAGGGCGGGCAAGGGCAAGAGCCCGGACCTTCTCTGGGTGCCGCTCGCGATAGCGTTGCGAGCGGTCGCGGGCGGCTTCCGGGTTTGCTTCATACCGGGCCCGGTCCTGCTGACGTTCACGCTCCCGGTACTCCGGGTTGGAGCGCCGAGCGCGCTTTCTGTCGTTGACGACGCCCCGGTTTCGGGCAGCGTATCGGCGTGACCGTGCGGCCGCACAGGGACGACAGTATGAATACCTGCCGTCCCTGCTGCTCTTAAATGGCGAGAAGTCCTCGAGCGGTTTCGACTGGCTGCAGTCGGGGCATAGTTTCATGTCCCTAAGTCTACAGGACGGTGACGCCTAACGTCACAGTCCTGTAACGGTTCCGAACGCTTTTGGCCTATAAAAAATGACCGCGAGCCGGACATCCGCCCTGATTGCCAGTTTGCCTTCGATGAAGAAACTCGAGTGGCTGTTGGACACCTGCACGT